CATTGTATCTTCTACATCTTCCAGATTTTCAATATCATCTCCAAGATCTTCAATATCAAATAAATTATCCACTACCGAAATATGACCGACTCCTACATTAATCAATTTATCCATTAACGTTTCAAATAGATATGTATTATTCTTATTCTTTATAATAATCTTTACATAAGTATCTTTATATTTTGATAAATCTCCATAATCTACTTTCTCATCATCATAATAAATTTTATGAAACATGGAATAAGGATTTTCTATCATCTCAATTTCCATTGTTTCCGTATCATAGATATGAAATCCTCTTGGATCATTATAATCGGCCCATGTGATTTCGTATGGATTTCCCAAATATGTAATATTTCCTGTCTCTGATTTATGATGATAATGTCCACTAAACACTCGCCGAAATGCTTTAAACATGGATGGAGAATATCCATCAACACTAAAATTTCCTCTTAATTGTTCTATTCCCTTTATATGTAAATGACCAAATGCTACTGAAGCCCGTGTTTTTTCAATTACTTTTTTTGTTTGATCTTCATTGTCATCACATATCCAAGGAATGAAAACTACATTGTTTTTTCCATCCAAAGAAATTTCAATTGGTTCATCATAAATTATAACATTATTCATTCCCTCTAACAATTCTTTCATTGAATTTACAGCAAGAGTATTTTTATAATATATGTCATGATTCCCAATTATGATATGTACAGTTTTATCTCCCAAGGGCTCAAAAAATATTTCCTTCATTGTATTGAGTGTTTTAAAATTGATAAACTTCCGTCTATCTACTACATCACCCAAATGAATAATAGTATCTATTTTTCTTTCCTCTAAAGTTGGAAAAAATATATTTTCATAAAATTTACGAAAGAAATCAGAAAATATGAGACTATCATTCCTTGCGCCGAAATGTGTATCTGTCAGTAAAGCAATCTTCATCTAACACCCTTTTTTCTATTTTCTTGTTGGGTTTTCATGCTTGTGCTCTTTCTAAAAAAATTGTCAATGGAGAAAATGAAACAACATTATCATCTTCCTTAGCAGGTTTGGGTTTTTTCTTTTTCCGTTTCTTTTCCTCAAACGCATTAATAAAATCATATATGTTTGCACGTTTATCGGCTGTCATTGGAGATGTTCCAGATGCAATACTTGCTGCTTCATTTCCACCCATTTCTCCCATATCAACATGATCTTCGATTGAATTAAACTCATCCATCGTTTTGTATTTAATATATAATTGTTTTTTCTCTTTTTCTATTCTTCTCAGAAATGCATAGTATATAATTTGAGTAAAATATGCAAATGGATTAGTTGATTTTTCTGGATTAAAATTACTTGCATACATTACACAATTTTCTATTCCATCACTTACCATTTCTTCCCGAAATGCATAATTTATAAAATTGGGTCTATGAGATAATCTTTCTGCTATTTTAAGAAAACATTCTCCTGCATAATCTGGTATTATAGGTAGTTCAATATCTTCATCTTTTGCTCGTAAATATTCTTCACGATATTCACTCATGACTACCAAAAATTTCTCATTATCAACATAATGTTGTTTCTTTCTGGCCATACAGTCCTTTCTTTAATTATCATACTATGATTATTATAACAAATTATATTAACATTGTCAAGTTTTAAAAACACTTGACTTTTCTCTCAGAACTTGTTATAATGAGTCTGTGATGATTTGAAATGGGAATATACTATCCTTTCATTGGTATCGTATAAATGTGATAAGGAAAGTGTTCACTTGTATAAATCTTTACTCTTTCTACAAAATGATTTAATGTATAATTCTTTCTTCCATTATAAATTAAATCATCTGAAATATCATAAAGGGTTGCAGCCGATTTAGTTTCAGATCTTCTCAATCCCCTACCTATTGATTGAAGATTTCTAATACGACTTTTAGAAGGAGAGGCAAACACAATGTTATGAAGATTCCTAATATTGATGCCAGTACTATATACACCGTAACTTGCACATATAACAGCGTTTGATTCTTCTTCAACAATTGTTCTGACTTGTTCTCTCGATTCTGCATCTGTCCCTCCGTAGACATAAAAGAGTTTTCTGGTAGAAACATCTAGAATGTTCTGTAACATCAAATGTAAAATGTTGCCGTGTTTTTCTACCAGTTGAAATAATATCAAAGTATTTCCAGTAAGTCCTTTTACTAGATTACAAATATACCTGTTCCGTTCTGGATGGCTCACTAAAAAGTCAATCTCTTCTTGGTAGTTCAATTTTGATACAATTGCACTTGCTTCTTTAGAATATTTTAAAACGAGACAACGTATTGCTATTTCTGATAATGTTTTTTTCTTTATGAGTTCTTTGGTACTCGTAACCTTTTTGGTAGATCCAAATAATCCCTCTAATATTAATTTATGCACCTCTATCTCATCTAATGTTCCAGTTGTTCCTATTCGGTAAGGTGCATTCTCCAAGTTCTTCATTATCTTGGTGAGAGATTTTGCTTTGTAAAGATGGGCTTCATCTCCAATTACTAACTTGAAATCCGAAAAGAATGGTTTTTTTAATTCATATAAAGACTGCCATGTTGAAATAATAATCGGTTTCTCTGTTACTTTCTCTTGACCTCCAAAAATTTTATGGACGAATTTTTTAACTTCAAATCCCTTGTCTGCATAAGATTCAAAATCCGAATACATCTGGCTAACTAGCGAAAGAGTAGGAACAATGATCAATGATTTTTCTGGGAAGTAATATCTCACCAAATAGTAAATTACGAGAGATTTTCCAGATGCTGTAGGTGAAAGAAGAACACATCTTCGTTCATCTATTGAATGTCTAATTGCACTATTCTGATAATCTCTTAATTTATACTCACAAGGAAATGATGTAAGAAACTTATAATAATCTTTGTTTGATATTTTTACAATAGAATCATTTGTTTGATCTATCAGTTCGTATTCCCGATCTGATGCAAATCGTTGAACTTCTTTTTTTAGTCCGTAATATATCCGGCCATTGTCATTGTTGTAAAGGTAAACGTATCCATCCCACTTTCTTTTGCGGAACATTGGCATGAATTGATAATTTTTCGGCCGAAATCGAAAATATTGATTCAATTCCATTCGGACGCCAGGTTCGCAAGAGAGTCGCAAATATACTTCGTTCTCTTTTTCCATTAGGATTTGCATTACCCAAGTCCAACTTGAAATTTACTCCAATCAATTGCGTTTTTAATTTGCCAATTTCTGTTCTTAATCGTATCCAACACACCAGACAAAAAATCTACTTTGTCTTCTTGATCATTTATTAGAGCTTCAAATTCTTGCAACTCACTATCGGCTGCAACATAATACTTTTCCAATTCTGATTTTGATATACGAATATTGTGGTCTGGTGGTCTTCCATCTTTAGCAATTACTGCTTCCCACCTTTTTTGGAAGAGAACCTTCCATTTTCTTTTAAATTCACGAAAAGTTCTTTTTTCCTTCGTGTACATTTCCATATATTTTGCATGTAGATTAGGAATTTTTAATGACTCACCATCTAGATTTTGACTATCAATAGGAGCATCATTTTCCCATTCTTTCATAATGTCTTCAAGTTTCATAGTATTATCAATTATTCAATAAGTTTTTTACCTCATAGTTTGTGTATCGAAATCCGGCAGTAGCAGTAAAATATTCTACATCAGTATTTGAACTATTAAATTCAAGTGAAGATATAGAAATTGGAAAGGCCTCGTAGAAATGAAATTCCATTTGAGGATTCATTGCACTTGTTAAAATGGTAAGAACAATTGTTGAAACTGTTCCTCCCCTTGATGTTAAATCTGATTTCGCTTTAAGTAAACGATATTTCTCGTTTCCTTCTGCCATTCCTAACGCAATTATACGATCATATATTTCCATCCAATTTTTCAAATGTTCATCAACAATAAATCCTACGGACAATTCTTCAAATGCAACTTTTGACCCTGCGTATGGAATTGTTGCATAAGGATTCATAACATCAATTGCATCAATCGAAATGCCTGGAACATTTGCAGATTGACAAAACCAAGTTAAACTTGGCGCATCTTCCATTGTCAGTCTAAAACTGATATTTGCAAGATAATTTAAATTGTCTGGTATTTTATTTGCTGCTGCCATATAAATCCTTATTGTCCTTCTATACTATTTATTCAGTAAATTTTCAAACTCTCCATAGTTCATATTTTTTCCAATAAAAATAAATTTAGAATTTGGGAACTCTTCTTCAATCTGTTTGTGTTGTTTAAGCCAAGGAGTATTATCATTCTCATGAAATTTTGTTACATTAGATCCAAGATATATTCCTGTACTTGTTTGATCATGATAATAGTCATATCCGACACAATAAAATGTTTCATTTGGATTATGCTGACAGGCTATACGGAGTGCAACCGTATCAGAAATCCATTCATCATCCCACCATTCAACATTTTCAGTTAGATCAGTAGAATCAATCCAAATAAAATATATGACTCCTTCGTGTGCAAACTGAATAAAATTATCTGTTGGTGGTCGATTTTCACCAATTTTTAATCTTTTATCAGCCGATTGTTTGAGCATTGCATAATGCATACTAGGAATAAGATCAAATCCCTTAAAATAACATTTATGTTTTTTAGTAAGATTATTTGTTATTAATTCCAATTGAACATTCATGTCCTGACATATTAAATAATTAGGCATAAATTTACGATAAATGGAATCACATCCATATGTTGTATGATTTTTAAAGAGATCTAAATTTGTAACGGATTTAGATTGTCCATTACCTATTAATATAATCATGTCAGCCTCACTGGATTCAGTACAAATAAAAAAAAGGGAGAGGATTTCTCCGCTCCCTTTTTGAAATCCTACAATTATGTAGGTCAGTATTACATCAAGTTTGTAATTGCAGCTTTTCTGTAATATACATTAAGGTGAGGATTAGATCCAAGAACACCAGTTGTACGACCAGTTGAAGCACTTGCATTTTCAGCAAATGGATTTGCAACGATTCCGTAACGTGTTTTGAATGCAATCTTTGGTTGAAAACTAGCACTATCAACCGCACGAACCATTTGCAACGGAACGTATGGGC